TGGACAAAGGGCTATATGCCTAGCAATGAAGTTGGGGGAGAGGAAGGATACAATGAAGCTTCTAGTTATGGTTTCCTGATAGCCCCAACAATATCTTACGATCAATCATCAATAGCCTTTATAAACAAAGACTGCTCATTCAATGATGGGCAACTAGGTATGTTTATTTCTAGAAATGTTGCTACACAATCAGGAAAAACTTTAGATAATATCTCAAAAGAATTTACAGATTTAGCAATCACTCTAGATTACAAGAAAGATAATATATCTGTATTAATTGACGGAGAAGTCTTAATGTCTTCTTCCATATCTGAATCTTTTGGAAGTCCATATGCTGCTCCTCTTAAACTACCATCAATCAAATTCGAAAATTCATTTGAGTATGATGTGGCTACCGTAGGCCCTTCGGCACCAATTGAGTTAAAGAGAGGACCCAAACTATACCGATACTTCACGCCTTGGATTTTAGGTGGGGGGTATACAGATGGTATGGCTTTAACTGGTAATTTCCTTGGCGGTGAGTATGGAGGAGTCACTAGTGGATTAAAAGGTTATTTAGGAAGCACCAAGTTTTACTCAAAGCCTCTAAAAGCTTCCGAAATAGAATTTAACTATTCTATACAACAAAAACTATATAAAAATATCGTATTAGATTAACATGAGAAACTTTGCCGAAGAAACTAAAATTGGAGGAAGAATCCCTTCTCAAGACACGCTCAACTCAGTCTCAGCGAGGGTCTCTAGTAAAACTATTGGCACCAAGTATCCTATAACTCAAAACTTTAATAGAGGCTACTTCTCCCAAGCGCCTAACGAAGAAGCAGCTAAGAGTGCTCTTTACCAACTCTTGAGAACGGAGCCAGGAGAACGGTTATTCTTGCCTGATTTTGGTTGTTCTCTAAACTCTTTACTCTTCGACCCTTATGATGATGATTTGTTAGAGGATATTAGAGATAGGCTAGTAACTTCTGTATCCACCTATCTTCCTACAGTTAAAATCTTAAGACTAAGAGTAACCCCAATTACTAACAACGCTATTCCTACAATATTAGTATCGCTATGGTGCCAGATTAGAGGAGAAGTAAACTCAAACTTTGAAGTGAGCGTGACGATATGACATTCAACGGCAAAGTAGAATCAGACTTCATGAAATTAGTGAAGTTTCCAGAGACTAGAAAATCAGACTTAATTAATTTTGCTGGGACGGACTTTGATTCATTTCGAGTTAATTTAATTAACTATATCAAGGCAGTCTACCCATTAGATTTTAATAATTTTATTGAGTCTGATTTTGCTGGGATGCTTATGGATTTAGTATCCTATGTAGGCGCAACCACTAGTATGAAGGCGGACTTCCTAGCAAATGAAAATTTTCTAAGAACAGCTAAATCTAGAAATAACGTCAAGAAGCTTTTAGAGCTAGTTGGGGTCCGAATGAAAGGACCCATCAGCGCAGCAGCAAATGCTAGACTAAGTTTTGACATTTCTCCATATAGATCAGATATTCTTCCTAACGATATTGAAGATGAACTAGAAATTACTAGAGAACAAAGAACAATAAGCATAGCATCACCTGAAGATGGTAGACCTCTAAATTATACTTTGTATAAAGTAGTAAATGGGTTGGTAGAAGTAGAAAACAAAGATAGTTCTTTAATTCTTAAAGAAGCTGAAGCAGCAGACGCCACTATCCCTGTAGTCCCAGGTAGCGCGAGAGTTCATGAGAATTTAGTTCTACTAGAAGGTGCTTTTGTAACAACTAGTGGAACTTTTGGAGAAGGCACTGGAATTAAAACCGTAAGCCTAAATTTAGGACCTATTGTTGAAGGCTCGGTTAGTGTTTTTATTGATGGTAATGCAGACTCAAGCGGGGTCTACACTCAAGTAGATAATATCTACTTCGCATCAGGACCTAGTGACAAAGTATTTCAATTAGTAAGTGACGATGATTTTAAAGCAGTTGTTGTTTTCGGTGATAATCTAATCGGACAGGCTCCGAGAGCTGAAGATGATTATATCATAAGTTATCGAGTCGGAGGAGGGTCAAGAGGTAATATAGCAAATAGCCTGTTAAACAGTCAGCTAACTGTAACAAATAGAACAGCAGGAACTGAAAGCCAAGCTACTCTTGAAAACATATCCATAGGAACTGGAGGCTCTGATGCTGAAACAGTGGATAGAGCTAAGAGATATGCAGGGCTTACTTTCAGACGCCAGGATAGGTTAGTCACTTTATTGGACTACGAAACTTTCGTTAACGGCTTCATGAGTTCTTATGGCTCAGTGGGAAGAGCTACAGCAGCAGTTAGGAGAGCTTTCTCATCAGCTAACATTATTGATGTTTATGTTTTAGAGAAAGCTAGTGATACACAACTAAGGAAAGCTACCCCAACATTTAAAAAGCAACTTTTGGACGCGATCGAGCCTAAGAAAATGTTAACTGACGAGATCGTCGTTGTTGATGGGTTAGTAAGAACCTTAGATTTAGTAGTTACTCTTCGTGTTGATAGAGAAATTAGAGAACAAGAAGAAGTAATTAAAAATCAAATGCGTGAGTTAATTCAACGCTACATGAGTATTGACAATAGATATTTTGGGCAAGAATTTTCTCCGCAAGATCTTGCTAGAGAAATATTTAAAAATCCATATGTAATATATGCTACTGTAGATAATTATCCAAATGTTATTAAAGCAGACTTTAATGAGATTATCCAATTAAATAATCTTACAATTAACATTACACGAGTATAATGGCTAACCGATATTCTAATAATGAAAATCTCTATAGTAAGAGAAATTTCTCTGAAATTATAGAGAGGCTTATTCCATCTCTTTACATAGAAGATGATATTAAAACTTTTGGTAAAGCAGATAATATTTTAGATATCGTTATTGAATCTCATATAAAAATTGCAGACAATATTGCGTCCATAATTAATGTATCAGATGGTTCTTTCTTTAAAAGCATAACAACCTATGATGGAATAGCTCCATTCTTCATTAAACAAAATTTATACTTAGAATCTACGCCTTATGATTTTTATAAGACTATCTTATTAAAAGATAATACAAGACTATCAGATTTTGACAGCAAAGCTGTCTTTAAAAATTATGTAGATAATGATCTAATCCCAAAAATTCAAACGAATTCACCTACGTTATTAACTCATGATGAGTTAATTCAAAATCTGGGTTGGTTTTACTTTCTAGCTAGTGGAAACCCCTCAGTAGAGGTAGAACCATCTTCGATAGTATCTAACTATCTGGTGGAGAGAGTTTTTGAGAGTGACGGTATAACCCTAGCTGATGGCATTAACTGTCTAACTGAATACTTATGGTATAACCCAAGCTTAAATCAATACATCCCTAGTATGTTCTTGTCTAGCACAGGAACTTACACTAGCGGAACTCAGCAGTTAGAAAAACTAAAAACTATTAATAATATTATATACTCAAACGAATATTTTGATAGAAGCGACACTAAAGTATATCAAGCTTTTGATGAGTATAAAACATTAAACTATTTCCAAAAAGAACTTTTATCAGACGGCCCTTTTTGGAAATTGCTTAAAGCTTTCTCATTCTCCTTCGCTGACATACAAAATGAGACTGATAAAATAGGCATTTTATATGACCTCCAAGACTGCCCAGACGACTTACTGCCCGAGTTAGCTTATTTGATTGGCTGGGAGTTGATAGGTTCTGATCCAAGGAAATGGCGTTTACAGCTATACAATGCTGTTGATATTTATAAGAAAACAGGAACAAAGCAAAGCATTCAGGCAGCCATAAATGCAGTGTTTACTGAGGGTGTTATCTCTCTATCTTCAGACATTAAAGAGCTTTGGGAATCTTACTTACCATTCCTTGCCATGTATGCTTTGGCAACGGAATCTTATCTATTTAAGAGCTACGACACTTGGACTAGATCAGTCGCTGGTGAGTTAGGGGTGGATAAGTATGACATAACAAATTTTGAGACTAATATTAGACTTGCTGT